GAAGTTGCTACATACAACGACTCTGTAGAGCAAGTAGAGAAGTACGCACAACAAGCTGGTGCGTTTATGGCTGCAGCTAACAACACAGAGTTGACAGCAAGCATTGATACCTACACTGCACAGAACAACTTAATTGCAGGTAACTACACAGCTGTTACGTACACACAGTCCGTAGATGAGTTTGTCATTACTTGGGCTGATGCAGGGACAGGTTGGTCAGGTTACTTGACAGATGACATGAAAGATGCAGATGACATCTATGGCGCTAATGCCTACATGCAGCAGAACGGCTCCCCTGTAAGAGGTATGTGATTTGGAAGATGCTGAGTTAAAAGTAGGTGGGTTTACCTTTAAGGGTTGGTACGTAGCTGCCGCCCTACCCCTCCTTGGCTCCTTAAGTGGTGGTATTTATTACGGTTACGACACATTACAACGTTTCTACGCTGTAGAGGGTGGTATTGCAGTAGTTGTTGCAGAGTCAGAGAGTTTTAACACTAAGGCAGGTCAGCTTAGTACTCGTATCCAGACAGTAGAGTCCGATATTGGTTCTCGTATCCAAGGCTTGGACAAAGAGCTTAGCTCAACCATACGAACAGCTACTGGTTCTACTGAAGCAAGCCTACAAACAGTTAACTCTGCTCTTAGTGCTCGTATTCAGACCTTAGAGCAAGCTGTCATTGATAATGATGTACGGGGTCTTAACGCTAAACTAGCTGAGATAAGCACACAGATGCAAACTATCTTGGCCCAGCAGAAGACATTGCTTGACTTACGGTCTAAGGTAGAGAAGAGTACAACAATTACAGACGGCCTTGGAGACAAACTAGACATCTATCAACAAGAGATTGATGATATTTGGAAAGCATATGACTCCTTAGCTGAAAATCCTTTACAGTAATAAGAAAGACAACAAATGGCTGATAAGAAGAAAGACTCTCGTTTAGCTCGTGCTGGTGTATCCGGTTTTAATAAACCTAAGCGTACACCTAATCATCCTAAGAAGTCACACGTTGTTGTTGCTAAAGAAGGTGATAAGATTAAAACTATTCGCTTTGGTGAACAAGGCGCTTCTACAGCAGGTAAGCCTAAAGCTGGTGAGTCCGATAAAATGAAGAAGAAGCGTGCTAGCTTTAAAGCCCGTCACGGCAAGAACATCGCTAAAGGTAAGATGTCTGCTGCATATTGGGCAGATAAGGCTAAGTGGTAATGGTTACTAAGAAGAAATCAACTGTTAACGCAGCTGGCAACTACACTAAACCAACAATGCGTAAGAACCTTGTAGCAAAGGTTAAGGCTGGCAGTAAGGGCGGGAGGCCTGGCCAGTGGTCAGCCCGTCAGGCACAGATGGTGGCTAAGCAGTATAAGGCTAAAGGCGGGGGTTACAAGTAATGAAAGCTCCTCAGAAGTCTTTAAAGAAGTGGACTAAGGAGAAGTGGGGTACCAAGTCAGGTAAACCATCTACCCAAGGTAAGAAAGCTACCGGAGAACGGTATCTGCCTAAGAAGGCAAGAGAAGCTCTTACCACTAAAGAGTACAAAGCTACTACTGCTAAGAAGAGAGCTGACACTAAGGCTGGTAAACAGTTCAGCAAGCAACCTAAAAAGATTGCAACTAAAACAGCCAGATACAGAGGTAAGTCTAAATGACTCTTAACTACATTGCAAAGGCAGCCCGTAAACGATCTGTTTATGGACACAACACGGACACTGCAGTGAACGATGTTTACGTATGTCCTGCTAACTGCTCTGCAGAGGTTAACTACATCCTTGTAGCTAATGGTGCAGCCAGTGGTAACAACTCTGTCACTGTTCAGTGGTATGTACTGGCTGACACGTATACATCTCACTTCCTGAGTGATAAGAGTCTTGCTCATGATCAGTATCAAGAGTTTCCACAGATACAACTTGTCTTGAGTCCAGGTGATAAGATACAAGTTCAGACTTCTCAAGCAGGACACATCGACAGCATTATTACAGTCACTGAAATGTTTAACAACTAATACTAGAGGTAAAAGATGCCATCATCCCCTAACTATAAACGTGACTATAAACGTGAACGTGAGTTGCAATCAACACCAGTAGAACTGGCTAAGAACGCTTCTCGTAAGCAAGCTCGACGTAAGCTAGAGGCAAAGGGTATTGTCCGTAAGGGTGATGGCAAGGATGTCGATCACAAGAACGGCAACCCTAGGGATAACTCTATTAAGAATCTCAAAGCCAAGCCTAAGTCTGCTAACCGTAGTTTTCCACGTAAAGCAGATTCAAGTAAATATGCTAAAGGTGGTTATGTAGCTTGTGGTGCCTCAAACCCTGGAACACAAAGAAAGAAGTAATATGAAGATTAAGATTGCAGAGAAAGACCTTAAAAAGGTTGGATACACAGCAATAGCTGATCAAATTGTAAATTCTCGTGGAGACGTTGTAGGTCAAATGGACCCATACGGTGACTTTCAAACTACTGATGAGTTCTTGCTTGATTTGATTAATAAACCAGCACCTAAACGTGCTCGTAACACTAAAGGACATCTTATTGCCGATGACCCTAGTACCCCTGACATTAATGAAGCTTGGGAGCAGTAACAATGGCTAAACGTGCTTTAACTGAAAAGCAAGAGTTATTCCTTGCAGTCTTGTTTGACGAAGCTGAGGGTGACCCTTTGAAGGCAAAGCGACTAGCCGGTTACTCAGAGAATGTACCTACTTCTTCTGTCACAGCTTCTATGTCAGATGAGATATTTGACCTAACCCGTAAGTTCATTGCACAAAGCTCTACTAAGGCAGCTTTCACAATGTACAAAGTTATGGGCGACAAGGATATGCTTGGTGCTAAGGAAAAGATGGCAGCCGCTAAGGACCTTATGGACCGTGCTGGTTTTGCTAAAACAGAGAAGGTAGAGATTACAGCTAAAGAAGCGGTATTTATCTTACCTGCTAAGAAAACAGAAGAAGACGAATAAGGGTTGACAACCTAAACGATATATGGTATATTAATGGCACGTAAGCAAGCTCCTACTTTTAAGACTGTTCGTTCTGACCAAACCTGGTTAATACCCAAGAAAGGTTTAGATGGGGAATGGTACCCTATCGTACGGGTTGGAAGACACATTCCTTTTGGTTACGAACAAGACCCTGATGATAGAGACATCCTACAACCAATTCCTTCAGAATTAGAAATGCTAGAACAGGCTAAGAAGTATTTAGCTGAGTATAGTCTTCGAATGGTAGCTAGGTGGTTGTCTGAGCAGTCAGGGCGATATATCTCACATGTAGGGTTGAAGAAACGTGTCAACATCGAAGAAAAGAGGCGAGGGAAGGCCGATGCCCATCGAGGGTATGCAAGGCGCTACAAAGAAGCCTCGGAAAAAGCAGAAAAGCTCGATAAAGCAAGACTCGGTGGTAGAGATACAAGAACCCTCTATGCCGACGAGGACAGTTCCAGCGAGAGCGAAGCCAGCTGATATTGACGTACAAGCTGCTCAAGACATTATCTTCTCACCTAATCCAGGGCCACAGACAGACTTTCTAGCTTCAAGTGAGCAAGAGGTTCTTTACGGTGGTGCAGCTGGTGGTGGTAAGTCCTACGCAATGGTAGCTGACCCTGTTCGTTACTTTAACAACCCACAGTCTCGTGGCCTTCTTGTTCGTCGATCAACAGAAGAACTACGTGAACTCATATCTGTATCTAAACAACTTTATCCCAAAGCAATCCCAGGGATTAAGTTCCTTGAACGAGATAAGACTTGGGTGGCTCCTAGCGGTGCTACTCTCTGGATGTCATACCTAGACCGTGACGATGACGTTATGCGTTATCAGGGTCAAGCGTTTAACTGGATTGGCCTCGATGAGATGACTCAGTGGCCTTCTCCTTTTGCTTGGAACTACATGCGCTCCCGTCTACGTGCAACAAAAGCTTCTGGTCTTCCACTCTATATGCGTGGTACAACAAACCCTGGGGGTCCTGGTCACTTCTGGGTTAAAAAGATGTTTATCGACCCAGCCCCTGCTAATACTAGCTTCTACGCTACTGA